TCTCTGTCGCACAACGCGACAATCACACAATATAGAACACCGCATCTGATCCATGCGGTTAGAAAGCCCCAGGCCCATCGCCTGGGGTTTTCGTATTCGATGGGAATACATATGAAACGAACTTGCTTGGCGTGCAATGAACCTTTGACTGGCCAGCAGCGAAAGTGGTGCAGCAACGCTTGCAACCGACGGGGAAACTACAACATAAGCAAAGGACGTCCTGCAAACTTTCGTGGCTGGGTGCCACGGCAGGACTGCGCACGATGCGGGTCACCTATTGAAAATCGACCGCAAGCGCGCTATTGCTCAACGAGATGCAAGTGGGACGACGACCACGAGCGCCAAACCGCAAGCAATCAGCAGCGCCGTAAGGCTGCCGGTATTCCACTACCTGGCGACTTAGTGCCATGTGGAAACACAATGTGTGACGTTACTGCTGTTTACAAATCAGGCCAGCCCTACTGTTCAACAACTTGCAAAAGTCTTGTTGCCAAGTATCGAGCAGAAGGCATGTGGCCTGAGGGGCCACACTCGCGCGTCTACTTTGCCCCCTGCCCTGATTGCAACAAACTTGTATGCCGCAAAAACAAATCTTTAAAATCGTGCCATGATTGCGCGCACCTGAAACGACGTGCAGTAGATGCGCGAAAAAACAACAAAAGGCGCACGGTTGGCCGCATGTCTGTCACCATTCGTGACTTGATTGTGCGCGATGGCAAACGTTGTCACCTGTGTCATCGCAAGATGGATTTGTCCCTTCCAGGCACAGCCAAATGGGGCGCAACCATTGACCACATCCTGCCTGTGTCTTTAGGTGGCACCAACGAGGCAAGCAACCTTGCCCTGGCGCACCGCCATTGCAACACCACACGCGGGAACCGCCAACCAGCACAGATGCTGCTTATTGCCTAGTGAGGAAACGTGCCAGGACGAGGACGGCCGCCAAGCAATAAGCCCATGGGTCGAGAGCGTGATGAGCGACGCCGGCAGTCCGAGTTCACCAAGGTGGCTGAGGATGGCCAGTTGCGTGGCCCTGAGTTGCCGGACTACACCTGGCACGAGCGCACTGTTGCGTGGTACGAAACATGGCGGCGCAGCGCGATGGCGGCAACGTTCATTGACGCCGATTGGGATTTCCTGATTGACACCGCCATGCTTCACACTGAGATGTGGAACGGCTCACCAGGCTTGGCGGCTGAGATCCGTTTGCGCGTCGGCAAACTTGCGGGCACCCCTGAGGATCGTTTGCGTTTGCGCATTGAGGTGGACACTGAGGCCAAGCAGGTGCCTAAGCGTCAGCGCATGTCTAAGGATCGGCGCGAGCGGTTGCTGTCACTTGTTGAGGACTGATGCTGACTCTCGGCTTGGCGCTGGTTGATTGGATCGAGACTTACTGCGTGCATGGCCCTGGCGACATTGAGGGCGAGCCAGTGGTGCTCGATGACGAGTTCGCTGCTTTCATCACGCGGTGTTATGAGTTGGAGCCGGACGGCAAGCGACATGTTCGCCGCGCTGTGATCAGCCGGCCTAAGGGTCGCGCCAAGTCTGAGTTGGCTGCGTTCTTGTCGGTCGCTGAGGCCATCGGCCCGGTGCGGTTTTCACACTTCGCCGCCGCCGGTGAGGTCAGCCCTTGGGGTTATGAGTACGCCGAGGGCGAGCCTGTCGGCAAGCCGGTGCAGCGCCCTGAGGTGTTGTGCTTTGCTACCGAGTTGGGCCAGGCGGGCAACACCTATGACGCCATCTATTACATGCTCAACCCTGAGACCGCTAGCGCGGAATTGGTCGCTGATTATGGGCGCGTAGATGTCGGCCTTGGTCGCATACTGCTGCCAGGTGGTGGCGTCATCTCACCAGAGTCGGCTGCTGATTCCAGCAAAGACGGCGGCAAGTCCACGTTCGCGGTCTTTGACGAGACTCACCTGTGGGCGCTACCGAAACTCAAGCGCCTGCATCAGGTGGTCATTCGTAACTTGCTCAAGCGCAAGGTGGCGAGTGGTTGGTGCTTGGAGACCTCAACGATGTACGCGCCTGGCGAGCACAGCGTGGCCGAGGCTTCGCACGAATACTTCAAGGCGGTCAGTGAAGGCCGCGTGTCCGACGCTGGGTTGGTGTTTGATCACCGGCAGGCCAGCGCGAAACATGACCCCAAGTTCAAGACTCACCGCATGGCGGGCTTGACGGAGGTGTACGGGCCAGCTGCTGAGTGGATGGATCTGGCGGCCATTGCCGACAGTTACGAAGATCCGCAAACCTCAAGCGCTGAGTGGGAGCGCTACTGGTTCAACCGCCCTGTGTCTTTGCAGGGTCAATGGTTGTCGCAGGCGGCGTGGGATGACTGCCATGTTGCCCGCCAGATTCCTGACGGGGCCGATGTTGTGTTGGCGCTGGATGGTTCGTTCTCAGGTGACTCCACTGCGCTGCTGGCGGTTGAGATGGGCGAGTTCCCACACGTCATGGTGGCGGGGCATTGGGAAAAGCCGCCAGGTGCCATGGACTGGCGTGTGGACATTCTTGAAGTCGAAACTCAAATTAGGACAGCCTGCCTGCGTTGGCAGGTGCGCGAGATCACCGCTGACCCGCATTTGTGGGCGAGGTCGTTGCAGATCCTTGCCGAAGAGGGGCTACCTGTAACGGAGTTCCCGCAGTCGGCATCGCGCATGACGCCGGCCACTAAGCGGTTCACCGACATGGTGAACACGCGGGCTTTGACGCACGCTGGTGAGCCTGCGCTAACGCGCCACGTTTCTAACGCTGTGCTGCGCCAGGACTCACGCGGCTGGCGGTTGAGCAAGGAAAGCAAAGCCAGCCAACGGCACATTGACTTGGCGGTTGCAGCCGTCATGGCTGTGGAGCGGGCGGTCACCCGCATCGAGGAGCCGACCGCGCCCGCTGTCAATTTCTACTAGGAGTGTTATGACCGCCAATCTGTTGCAGATCGCTGGCCTTGCCGCGGTCACTGTCGGCGTGGGCATGATCTTCGTGCCTGCCGCCGTCATTGTGGCGGGCGTCGGTGTGATGGCCTTCGGCCTTGCTTTGGAGCGTGGCTGATGCTGGGACGTTTACTACCAGGGGCCGATGAGCGGCGAGCGGTCACCTATCAGTCGCTGTTCTTGACTGACGGGCTGTTTGCGCCAGCGTCATTGTCGGGCGTGCAGGTATCTGCAGCGACCGCCACCAAGGTGGCCACAGTCTTTGCTTCGGTGCGGTTGATTGCCGACAGCATCGCCACGATGCCGCTGGATACGTTCATTCGCCGCGACGGCAACCGAGTGCCTTTCCGGCCCAAGCCGGCGTGGATTGAGCAGCCAGACATTGACCGTTCGGTTGGCCGCAGCGACTTCTACCAAGCTGCGCTGGTGTCGATTCTGCTAAACGGCAATGCCTACATTCGCATCGTGCGCGAGGGTGAAGAGATCCTCGGCTTTCGCATCCTTGACCCCATGCGCGTCAAGCCGCAAATGGATCAGCGCGGCCTAACCCAATTTGTCTTTGACCACACGCAGATCATTCCTGCTGAGGACATGCTGCACATCACTGACATTCGCCGCCCCGGCCAGGTCGCTGGCATGGCGCGGGTGGACGAATTAAAGGATGTCTTGGGCATTGCTCGAGCGTTGGACGAATACGCCGCCCGCTACTTCGGCAATGGCACGTTGTCCTCAGGCATCATCAACACCCCTGGCGAATTGACCCAAGAGCAGGCTGACCGGCTGAAGTCTCAGTTTGAGCAAAACAGCCGCGGCTTGCGTAACGCGCACCGCCCCAACATTCTGACCGGCGGGGCGAAGTTTGAGAAGATGAGCGCTGACGCGCAAGAATCGCAACTCAACGAGGCCCGCGAGTTCGCGGTGCAAGAGATCGCCCGAGTGTTCAAGATCCAGCCTTCCATGCTGGGACTGACTGAGAGCATGAGCATGGCTTCAGTTGAGCAGCAGCACATTTCGTTTGTCACGATCACGCTGCGGCCTTACGTCCACAAACTTGAGGAAGCCTTTAGCCGCCTGTTGCCGGGTGAATCGTTCCTGCGCTTCAACATGGACGGCCTGCTGCGCGGTGACCTCCAGAGCCGCTACACCGCCTACAGCATCGGCACCCAGGCCGGCTTCTTGTCCACCAATGACGTGCGCCGACGCGAGGATCTTTCACCTGTGGCTGGTGGCGACACCAACCGCGTGCCGTTGGCGAACGTGAACCTGGAAGCGGCCAACATCGTGGAGCAAGACCGCCGCGTGCAAATGGCGGTGCGGTTGATCAACGTGGGCTTTGACCCTGCTGAGGTCATGGGCGCGTTCGGTTTGCCAGTCATAGAGCACACCGGCTTGCCGAGCGTTCAACTGCAAAACGCAGCGCAGCAGGCTGAGGCACCGAACATTGAGGACGCCTACCCAGTGCGCGAAGCCGACAGTGACCCACTGCAACTTGCCCAACACTTTGGGGCAACGCTGTCGGACAGTCTGCGCAACTTGCCGCAGCCCATCGTCAATGTGTCAATGCCTGAGCAGCCCGCCCGCCGCCGCAAGGTTGAGCGCGACGCTGAAGGCAACATCACCGAGATCGTGGAGGAATAGTGGCGCTCAATGACAATGGGCTGAACGCCCAAGTTGGCGGCCTGACTGCCGTAGCGGGCTACGCCAGCCTTCACACTGCTGAGCCAAACGCAGCAGGCAGCAATGAGGTGACGGGTGGTTCGTACACCCGCGAGGCAATCACTTGGGCTGCGGCTAGTGCTGGCACCGCTGTGTCTGACGCTGACATCGTGTTTGATGTCCCAACTTCCACCACCATCACCCACCTCGGCTACTGGAGTGCTAGCAGTGCTGGCACCTTCTATGGCTCGCGGGCGTTGGACACGTCGCAAACATTCAGTAGCGCGGGCACTTACACAATCTCGGCAGGAAACCTGTCTGAAGCCGTTTCGTAGCCCATGGCCGGGCTGTTCACGCTTGACAGTGAAACCCTTGGCGTTCTTGATGCCGACGTGCTCGGCGGCCAGGGCACAGGCTTCGTTGTTGGATCAAATAGCAGCACGGGCACTGCAGCGGGTCTACAAGGTTTCGCCGGTTCGGCATCAGGCTCGAGCCAGAGCGCTGGCAGCGCTACGGGCAGCCCAGGCTTTGTGGGTGTGGTGTCTGGCAGTCAAGCCAGCGCCGGCACCGTTGTCGGCACTGAGAACGCGACAGGATCGGTTGCAGGTGTCCAGGCAAGCGCAGGCAGCGCTAGCGGCGCAGCAGGCCTGACAGGGACAACCAGTGGCATTACTGCAAGCGCAGGATCAGCGCTTGGCTCGCCAGACTTGGCAGGTGGTGCCTTAGGCACTTCAACGTCGTCTGGCTCAGTGTCGGGAAGCACACCAACCCCAGCGCCACCGCCGCCGCCACCGCCTGTGGTGGAAGAGGGTGCAGGCCCGCGACTGTTCTACCCCGAACCGCCACGACCTCAACCGTTGCCAGTTGTCATTGAGCTGCGCGGCTCAGTCATTGGGCGCAACCGTTCAGCCGGCAAAGCCTTTGGCCAAGTTGTCATTGACGGTCAGGCACTTGGCTTGCAAGCGGCCATGGGCAGCGTAATCGGTGAGCGCTGGCCAGATGACATTGAGGTGGCGCGACGTGAACGAGTCGCACGCCAAGATGGCGACCTTCTATTGCTGGAGATGCTATGGCCCTAACCTCAGCCGCTTACACGTTAGGTTCGGCTACGCCAACGCAAATTGTTTCGCCAAGCGTTATGCCGCAATGGGCAACAGTTCACAACATGACCAAGAGCAGTAATGAATATGTCTATGTGGGCGGGCCAACAGTGGGCACTGCTAACGCCATTCACATTGACCCAGGCGAAACAGTGCAGTACCGATTGGCACCGCTTGACAGCCTGTGGGCAGTTAGCAATCCAGACGGCCTTGAGGTTGGCGTGCTCGTGGTGAAGCAGGACTAATGCCGTATTTCATTACCGACCAGGCTGAAAGTTGCAGTGGTTGGGCAACCATCAAACAAGACGGTGAAGTCATGGGCTGCCACGGCAGTAAGCAAGCAGCCATTGACCAGATGGTTGCCTTGAGCATCGCTGAGGGCATTGAGCCTGGCGGCGAACGTAAGGACATGGGCATGAGTGAACAGCGAGACTTACCGGACAACTACCGACCAGCACTTGAGGACGACGTGCCTGAAGGTCGGGCCTGCGGCAATTGCATGTTCTACGACGAGACCAACACCCAAGGCGACCGCGCATGGTGCGAACGCTGGGAAGAGTATGTGCGCGGCGATCACTACTGCAACGCATGGCAGGCAGACGAAAGGGCAGCAGATATGAGCAGCGTAGAGTTTCGCACTTTTGATGCGGAGGTGACTGAGATACGCCAAGCCGACAGCGGCGACGGCATGACCTTTGGCGGCTACGCCTGGAAGTACGACGTGCCTAGCCTGCCCCTGGGCCACGGTTTTACTGAGCGCATTGCGCCTGGTGCGTTCACTCGCTCACTGAAGTCCCGTGTGGATATTCGCGCCTATGTGAACCATAACGACGAGATGCTGCTGGGATCAACTCGCGCCAAGACTTTGCGCATTGAGGATCGCCCTGACGGTGGCTGGGTAGAGATTGACCTGCCCGACACTGGCCCAGGCCGCGACGTGCGCGTGTTGACTGAACGTGGGGATATTTCTGGAATGTCCTTTGGCTTCTCCACCGTCAAGGACGATTGGAGCGAGGACGGCGCTGAGCGCACCCTGCTCGCCGCCAAGATCCATGAGGTCTCAGTGGTCACGGGCGTGCCGGCCTACCCGCAGACTACGGCGAGCGTGCGCAAGTTGATGCCTTTGGCTAAGCGCACCGCCACCGATGTGGACGAGCTGAGCGACGCCATGAGCGCGTTGCAGACCGGCACCATTGACGAGTCACAGGCTGCCCTGCTGCGCAGCGTCGTGGACAAGATCGCACCGCAGGCCGATGAGCCTGTTGGTGTTCCCGCCAGCATCTTGGCGGCGAAGTTGTCGCTGGCCGAAAAGGCTTTGGGGCTGTAAGCCCTGGGGGGTGAATTGGTAAGCGGAGCCGCTAAGGCCTCACGAGGGCAACGGCACCAACGTCGGTTCGATTCCGACCACCTCCACCAACACATCTGAGCGGCCCGCCGGTGTGTTTGCCATGAGCGTCCCGCCTGGCACGTCATCCCTGCGCATCACATATCAAACGAAAGAGATAAGCATGTCTTACCTTGATAGCCTCGTTGAGGCTCAGAAGAAAGACCTGCACGAGGCTCGCGGCTACTTGGAGCGGGCTGAGCAGGAAAAGCGTGATCTGTCTGTTGAAGAGCGCACCGCTTGGGACAACCTGAACGACCGCATCAACACTCGTCAGGATCACTTGAACGAGGTTCGCGCCGCTGAGCAGCGCGACGCTCGAGTTGCTGACGCTTTGGCTGACGCACCTGAGGTTCGCACTGAAGCCCGCGAGGTTGCTGAAGCACCGAGCGACGCTGACGTTATCCGCGCCATTGCGCGTGGCGAGCGTCGCAGCGCCACCTTTGAGCGCCGCAACTTGGAGAAGGCCACCAGCACCAAGGGGCCTGAGACCGTGCCGCAGTCGTTCTACGACATCATCCAGGAGCAGTTGGCCACGTTGTCACCGCTTCTCGATCCGAACGTTGTGACTGTTCTCAACACCGCATCTGGTGAGGACATCAAGGTGCCGGTGCAGACCGCTCGCATGGCGGGCACTGCGGTTGCGGAAGGCGACACCTACGCCGAAAGCGATCCGACGTTCACCAACATCACGTTGCGTGCGCACAAGACGGGCACCTTAACGGTTGTTTCCGAAGAGCTGCTTTCCGATACAGGTGTAGACCTGGTTGGCTTCCTTGGCCGTCAGATGGGTATTGCACTCGGCACCGCCGTGGGCAACGTCCTGACCCAGGGCACCGGCACCGTTCAGGCCAACGGCCTGGTGACCTCGCTGGGCACCGCACCTGCGGTAACGGGCGGGACCGGTACAGGGGGCGCCTTTACGGGTGACAATCTGATCAGCCTGATGCACGCGGTGGACAGCGTTTACGCTGCTCAGCCGGGTGCCGGTTGGATGATGTCCCGCGCAAGCCTGGGCGCCGTTCGTGCGCTCAAGGGTTCCGAGGGCTACCTGTTCCAGCCGTTCGCTGACGCGTCAACCCCAGGTCGCCTGCTCGGCTACCCGGTGTACGAGAACCCATTTGTCCCCAGTATCGGGACTGCACCTACCTCGGCGACGATCACCGGAAAGTCTGTCGTTTTCGGGGATTTGCGTGCCTATCACACGAGGCTCGTGGGCGGAATCGAAATCGTCCGGTCGGACGAGGCGTACTTCACCAGCGACCAGGTGGCCTTCAAGGCGCGTATCCGCGTCGATGGCGACCTCGGTGGTGGACGCACCGATGCGCTCAAGTTCTTCCGCGGCGGCACCGCCTAGGACGAACGTCGAGGGGGGCTGGGAAACCGGCCCCCCTCATCCATTCCCCTGGGGGGTGCTCGGCGCAGGAGGGCACCCCCCAGGTCACACCTGCAAACACCTGCGATGAAAGGCCCCTGCGATGGCTGACAACATCAACCTCCTCACTGTTCTTTGGCACAGCAACGCACCCTGGTGCGGGACAGGCTACGGAACGCAAACCGCGCAAGTGGTCACGCGAATGAAGCGCGACGGTCACCACGTTGCCGTCAATGCCAACTACGGCCTGCAAGGTATGCGCACCTTGTGGGAGGGCGTGCCCATCTTCCCAATGGGTGTGGAGATGTATTCCAACGACACGGTGCGCGCCAACTTCGCTGAGTGGACTGCCGAGAACCCTGGCCCAGCGTTGGTCATTAGCCTGTTCGACGCCTGGACAATGAGCCAGCAATACTGGAAAGACGTTCCCACTGCTGTGTGGACAATGGTGGATCACATGCCAGTGCCACCGAACGTGCTGGCTACTTTGCAGCGACCCAACATTGAAGCCATCGCGGTGACGCGCTTTGGCCAGGAGCAAATTGAGCGCGGCGGCGTTGCTGCCCGCTACATCCCCATGGCCATTGACACCGACCTTTACCGGCCAGGCGCCACCTACAACGGCAAGACTGGGCGGGAGTTGATGGGCTTTGACAACGACCACTTCGTTGTCTCAGCGATCAACGCCAACAAGGCTAGCGGCGCTGGCAGCGTCCACCGCAAAGCGTGGGCTGAGAACATCTTGGCCTTTTCTATCTTTGCCCAAGACAAGCCCGACGCTCGCCTGTACCTACACACTGAGCGCTACGGCAAGCACAACGGCCTAGCCCTTGACTTACTGCTGAAAGCCTGCGGGCTGAAAGAGCACCGGCACTTCAAGTTCGTCGGCCAGCAAGCCATGCACAACGGCATTGACAACGAAGCCATGGCGGCGCTCTACAACGGCACTGACGTGCTGCTGACCCCAACGCTGGGTGAAGGCTTCGGCCTCACCCTGCTGGAAGCGCAAGCCAGCGGCACCGTGGCGATTGCCAACAACTTCAGCGCCCAGCCTGAGCTGCTTGGCGACGGTTGGCTGACCGAGGGGCAACCCTGGTGGGATGGGGCGCAACTTTCCTGGTTCAACACCCCCAACATTCCCAGCATCGTGGACGCGCTTGAGTCGGCCTACGCTCGAGGACAGCAGCGCAGCGACAAGGCCCGCGAGCACGCTTTGGCTTATGACGCCGACTTGGTGTGGGATCAGTATTGGCGGCCTTACTTAGCGGAGATGGTGCAGGCCAAGGCTGAGCCTGAGCCTGCTGCGCCGGTCATTACGGTGCGCGGGCCTGACACCAAGCCGCACCTGACGATCTACATTCCGACCTACAACCGTCCTGAGGTTGCTGATCTGCTGGACAGTCTTGCGCCGCAGCTGACTGCTGATGTGGAAGTGATTGTCAGCGACGACGGCCCTGAGAGGTTGGGCGAAGCGCCGACGCTGGCGATGGCTGATGTTGCGCCGTGTCGCGTGACTTACATGGCTAACCCTGACCGCTTGGGTGGCCCGCTGAATCTTGAGCGCGGCTTGAGCGTTGGTGAGGGTGCGTGGCTGTGGATGATCAGCGACGACGATGTGGTGTTGCCTAATGCGGTGGCTGACATTTTGCAGGCGATTGAGCACGATGACATTGACCGTTTGATTTTGCTAACCCCGAGCGCACCGACGAACGCTGCCGGCATGGTCAGCACACCGCAGGGCCTGGAGTCAGTTGAGCCTGGCCTGATGATCGCTAGCACGCTGATCACCGCAAACGTGGTGCGCCGTAGCGCCCTGGATCTGCAAGCGGCCCACGACAGGCGCAGCACGATGTACGGCGTTGCCTGGTCTTACACCAAGGCGCAGCGGGTGAAGGTTCATGCCAGCCCTGCCTTTGAGGTGGGCACTGAGCATGTGGGCGAGTTCGTGAGGGAAACCGCACCTAGCGCCGACATTGCCAGCATTTGGCTGGACTTGTTGCAGGACGGTTACGGGATTATCCCTGGCGAAGAGAACGCTGCCTGGAATTACGTTTCAGTGGCTCGAGCTGCGAGTGCAGCATGAGGGTGGCGATCACTGGCGCGACCGGCCACCTTGGTCAAGCCATGGTGCAGTACCTGTCGCGGCTGAACATTTCGCTGTATCTGGTTGGGCATAGCGTGCCTGACTACATGGAAGCCGATGTCATCTTTCATCTAGCGGCACCGAATCACCGTGACGAGCAGGCCTGCGCGACGTTCACCTACTTCAACGAGGATCTGGCTACTTGGGCCGATAGGCACAAGGTGCCAGTGATCAACACTGCTAGTTGGTGGCAGCACGCAGGTGTTGATGCTGAGTTGATGTTCTACACACGCACGAAGCAAGCACAGCAGGACATGTTTGCGGGGCACACCACGCTGACGCTTTACAGCATCTACGGGGACAGGCTGCGCGGGCATCAAGGGTTTGTGCCGCAGCTGCTAGAGCACTTGGCGGGGCGGCAGCGCCTCAAGGCTGCCTCGGTTGAGCCGCGTGACTTCATCCATGTGGATGACATTTGCGAGGCGTACTTGGCAGCCATTCATGCACCAGTTGCAACCTACGACGTGGCCACCTATCTGGCGCTAAGTCCCATGAAGTTGGCGCAGGTTTTCACTGATGACTTCATTGACATTTGGAAAGACGACCCGCCTGCCTTGTGTCATTACCCCAACGAGCGGCTGCCTGGGTGGCGGGCTGAGATTGCCGTGACCCAATACATCGCCGCAGCATTACGACAGGAGGCCGCGTGAGCATCACGAACGGCTATTGCACGCTGAACGAAATGAAGGCGGCGCTACGCATCCCTGTGGGCGACAGCATTGACGACAGCCTGCTGGAGATGGCGGTGGAGTCGGCCAGCCGCATGATTGACAGCGAGTGTGATCGCAACTTCTTTTCGGCTAGCGCCACCCGCGACTTCGTGCCAAGTGACCGCATCACGGTAGACACCGATGACCTCACCGAGATCACGAGCGTCAAGTTGGATGACGCTGGCGACCTGACGTTTGGCATCACGTTGCAGACCTCGGACTACCAGACTGAGCCGCTGAACCAGCGGGTGTCGGGCAACGCCTACCCCATCTATCGGCTGCGCATGATCGGTGACTACCTGCTGCCGATGTGGGGTGACCAAGCCACGGTGCGCATTGAGGGCACCTACGGCTTTACCCCTGTGCCCACCCAAGTTGTCCAGGCTTGCGTCATTCAATCCTCACGCATCTACAAACGCCTGGACTCACCGCTGGGCTTCGCCGGCTTCACCGACATGGGCGTTGCCCGCGTGGGCCGCGTTGATCCTGACGTGTCCATGCTGATCCGGCCATTCAAGAAGTACGCCGCAGCATGAGCGACCTGTCCACGCTGCGCACCAACATTGCCACCAACCTGGCGACCATCACTGGCTTGCGCACGTCCTCCATCATTCCCGACCAAGTGACCCCACCCATCGCGGTCGTCATGCCTAATGGCATCACCTACGACCAGGCCTTTGCTCGAGGCGGCGGCGACTTGTATGAGTTCGTGGTCATGTTGATCGTTGGCCGCGTGGATGAACGCTCAGCGCAAAACCGGCTGGATGCGTACTGCTCAGGCACGGGCGCCAGCAGCGTCAAGGCTGCGATTGAAAGTGACAAGACTCTC